AGCTTTAGCAAAGGGAGAATTTGGAAGTACAGAAAAAATATATGCTGGAGCGTTAAATAAATCTCAAGAGTTAGAAAGTAAACTAGAACAGGAATTGGTTAATAGTAATGGAGTTGTGAATGTAAACAAGGTAAGAGAAAAATTACAACCTCAAATTAATAAATTAATTGACGCTGGAAGTAAATCAAAAGCTGAAAATATTTTATCTAGATTAGATGATATAGAAGCTTCTGTTGGAACTAATATTCCACTATCTAGAGCTAATGAAATAAAAAGAACCTTATATGATGAAGCTCGTAAATCTTATGGAGTTCAGGGTTCGGAAGATGTTGAACTTCTAAAAACAATGGCAAAGGGATTTAAAGAACAAATAGAAGAAGGGGCTACTACTGGAGTCGTCAAACAAATAAATCAAAATCTTGCATATTACGGACGAGTAGCGGACGCTATGGCTGATAAAATAGCAAGAGGTGGAAGAAATAACTTAATTAGTCTTACAGATGCTGTTCTGGGTGGTGGAGTTGCTATTGCCAATCCCCTAGCAGCAGTTCCATTAATCGCAGCTAAGCATCTTGTAACTTCTACTGCTGGTCAAACAGGATTAGCTAATGCGTTAAGCAAAACAGGTAATTTAATGCAAAAAGGATTACCTAATATCGTTTCAACTGGAATTAATCAGGTTACAAGTAGACTTCCTTCAATAATCTCCACTCAACCAAAGTCTCCACAAAATACACAAACCCAAGATATTCAAAATCAACCATATCATGATAATATTTTACCACCAATTACCACAGAACAAAAACCAAGTAATATTACAGGATACAGTGTCGAACAATTAGGCCAGGCATACTCAAAAGCAGTTATGGTTGGTGATGAAGATACCGCCAAACAATTAAAGAGCTTATATGATACTGAGGTTGCACATCAAAAATTACAAAATACTGCAAATAAACCTAAATCATATTCAGAAGGAGATAAAAAGTTCTTATTAGCTGGTAATGAAGCAACTAAAGCTCTAGCACTTTTAGAAGGTGGTAAGGTTACTTCTGGTAAACAAGCAGCTATCGGTTCTAAATTTGAAGAATTTTTTGGAACTCAAGCACCTGCAACAACTGAATTTAAAGCACAACTAGCTACAGCAAGAACAGCTGCCAGAAATGCTTTATTGGGTGCAAATATGAGTGATAAAGAATTAGAGTCATATCTTGATGCCATTTTTTCATATTCTAACGAACCTGCAATTATTAAGCAAAAACTACAGACTTTTATAAAATCAATGGAGGATTATAAAAACTCTGTAGCGGGTCAAGATTTACAGACCTATTTACCTGAAATTACCACATCTCCGCAAAGTTTTAATTCGGGAGCTGTCCCATTAAAAACAGCAGACTCAGGAAGCCAATTACCCACAATCTCCTCAATGACAGTTAAAAAAGGAGAAGTAAGTAAGGTTATCCCTACAGAAACACGAGTAACACAGACATTTGGAAACCGCAATAAGATTGAAAGATTTAGCGGAGGTGTTAATAGAGGTGTAGACTTCTCAGTGAAACAAAACACCCCCCTGTCAGCTCCTAACGGAGAGTGGGAAGTGGCTGACGCTTATGGTTACTCACGCAGAAAAGGTTATATAGGGAACGGCACTAACTCAGGTTATGGAAATAGTGTGCTTCTTGTTAATAGGGATACAGGCGAGAAGATTAGGTTAAGCCATCTTAACCGAGTAGATGTAGAAAAGGGTGATGTAATTCAAGGAGGAAATACAATCGGACTGTCAGGACTTACAGGAAATACTAGTGGTTCACATTTAGACGTAGAGTATTACAACTCAAATGGAAGATTGTCCGATATTCTCAAGAGTCCCTATAAAAATTCATTTATTTAGATGATATAATTGACGTATTAAGCAATATATGCCTCAGCAATGGGGCTTTATTTATAAAAAAATGGATAATCAAGCATCATTTGGATCAGGATCGGCACTTCTAGGTGGTACAGATGCCCTTACAGAGGCTATGCAAAGACGTCAAAGTGGTTCTGGTCAAGTATCATCCGCTGCTCCTACATATAACCCCCAGACCGCCCCTGTTACCCCTCCAACGTCTTCTGCGGGTGTATCCCCTTCCTCTACCCAAAGTGTTCCTGGTATGACCCCTAATGTCGGAGAGTCAACAATAATCATCAAAGCTCTTGAAAGCCGTCTTAAGTCTCTTAGTAAACTTGCAGAACAAACAGGAGGTCAAGTAGGACTATGAAAAACTGGGTAACAACTTTATTATGGACAATTTTATTAATGTTAGTTCTTTGTATTATTGTTCAAAAACTAGAAGAAACAAAAGTAGGTTGTGTAGATAATATCGTAAGAGTTGAAAAAATATTAAATAGTTGGGAAATATATGAAGAAAATTAAACTAAAAAACAAGAAAACAGGTAAGGTTATCACTATCAAAAAAGAGGAACAACCAAAACCTGATTATAAAAAAGATTATAAAATGGCGTGAAAGAAAAGGCGATTACATGGTTAAATCTTCAACAATGGTGGCCGATTATGATGGCTATTGTCGGAGTAACTGTCTATTTAGCCGTAGGATTTGCCAATATTGATAAACGCCAGGCTTTAATTGAACAGAAACTAGACACTTTAATTTCCATGCAGTCTCAGATAAATAATATTGAAGGGCGTTTAGGAGATCATGAAATTAGATTAACTAAATTAGAAGCACGTTCGGGGATGAAATGAAACCTTTAATTGGGGGTATAATATTAGTTAGTGAATTTATTTGGATGGGTTTATTAATTAGATTAATTTTATGACTTTTCAATCTTGGTTAGATTTTGTGAATGGTAAATTTATTGATGTAGATGGGAAATATGGTTCTCAATGTGTCGATTTAATGCGACATTATCTCGTTAATTGTTTAGGACTTCCAGCTTATTCAATCCCTGCGGTTAAGTACGCAAAACAGATTTTTAATAATCCTGGTACAAAATTCAAAGCAATTAAAAATATTTGGAATGATCCAAACTGTAAACCACAAGCAGGTGACATTGTTATTTGGAATTGGTTTTGGCCTATTACAGGCATTGCAGGTCATGTAGGAATTTGTACCTGGGCAGACGGAAAAAGTATTATTGTTATGAACCAAAATTATGGTTCGGTTAAATCATCTCAATTAAGAAAATTCTCCTACAAAGGTGTTATTGGCTGGTTAAGATTAAAAAAATAGTTGACCGACTATATCGGTTATTATGGATAATATACAAATTCTCATGGATAAAGTCGAACGTTTAGATAATAAAGTACAAGGATTAGTTAATCAAATGGATTTAGATAGAAAAGATATTGATCAAATAAGAATGGATCAAAAAGCAAACAAAGAAGGACAGACAGCAATCCTTAACCAATTAACAGATTTTAAAGCAGAAATACGCCAACAAATACAAGATACCATATCCTCAGAGCTTCCTAAGGCTGTTAAACGGGAGATAAGGTTACTTTCGACTAGACATCCACGAAAAGAAATAAGAGGTAAAATAGGAGTATTAGAAAGTATTAAAAATTATTTAAAAATTAAATGAACGACATTTTCAAAAGTGATGCATTTTTATATATCGCTTTCCTTACTGTAGGGTTAGTTAGTCTAACAGAAGTTCTTTTGGAGAAAATGGCTCTAATTGGAGCAGCTGTTTTAATCCTTATTGTAAGAAGTGTGGTAAAAAAGTTTCTCTATAAATGATATGGAATTGCCTCAAGATATGAAGTCGATCATATTTGATGAGGCAGTTTTGTTAGTTAGAACCAAGGATGTAGAACTTACTGAAGCTATCGAAAAAGTGGGTAAGAGATATGGATATAAATTGACGTTTAGTAATATAGAAGAAATTATTGATACAATTCCTTTAGTTTAGGTTCTCCATTTTTTGAACCCCTTATCTTTGAAGAAAAGATAACTATGGGTAAGTCTCTTCATAACAAGTTCCTTCAAAATGGGGTCTTGGTCGAGAAAAGACAATAAGGAACGAAACTGTACGTCACTCATATTTCCCTTAATAGAATTGCACTTACGGCAAATTGTTTGCAAATTTTCTTTGGTATCAAGAGCCGACATTTCCTCAGTGGAATAGACCTGATGTTTGGTCTTCCTATTATAGACCTTACTACCAGTTCTAGGGACTTTGTGGTCGATAGACATATTCTCCAGTGTGACGGTAGTACCACAATAAGGACATGGCTTACCCAACCCCTCGGAAACAAGAGTAACAAAAAAGGCTTTCTTTCCTTTTCCAAACCGTATGCTCCCAGACAAACTCCACGCCTTGTAAAGTATGGGAGAACTAACTTTCTGTTCTTTTTTTTGGTTTTTTATGTACATGACAGAACAAGTCTTTTTTCCACAACAAACCTGGTCTTCGGAGTATTTCTTAAATTTCATTCCACACCCAGGGCAAATTCCAGAACCGTGTCTTTTAAGACGAGATAGTTTTGCGTTTAACTGGTGTTCCTTAGTTTGTTTGTATCCTTTGACGAACATAATTGCATATATTATACCACGTCTCTAAGTATAAGGAATACCCTTTCGGTTTCTTTTTTGTTATATTCGATTTTTTGGTGACATGGAACACAGAGCAACACAAACTCTCTTGGGTTGCTTAACTCTTCAACGGTGTGATAATTAATTCTCTTTTGGCGGTGAGCAAACGAAAGGAAATTATCTGCTCCGCAAAGCTCACACCTCATAATTTCATGCTCGACGCACCAATCTTTCATTTGGAGATTAGCCTTCCTATTCATCTCCGTTCTATTCATACTCTTCTATCCAACTCCTTCTGTATCACGTCTAACTTATCACTCAAGTCCTGAGCTATTTCCTCCAGTTCAGGAGTATCTATCTCCTTAATTAGGGCTTCTAAGACATTGGGGTTTAGTTGTTCGTGTTCGTTCATTGTTTTATTTTATTAATAATCTTCTAACATATTCTAATATCTTCTTAAAGACTCACAACTGGGAAGCCATTTGCCTTATTTAATTAATTCTTTAGTAATTGGTTTGGGAGAGTCACTTGGTATCTTCACAGCCATATAAGTTTCTCCGTCAATTTCAATAAAGTTATCCATCTTTTTTGATGTTTCTTTTATCTTCTCCCCCATCTCCCTCGCTCCCTCTTTCTTGGCTTCCTCGACAACACTCGTAATATCAAAGAAAAATCTTCCTCGTTTATCTTCCAAAACATCAGACTGAACTAACCATCTTTCAGGTTCACCCATTCCAAACTGATTTTCCTCGTAGTGGACTATTGTTGTTTTGTTCTGCAATTCGTCTCCCATATTATTTGTTTTGATAGACTTTAATAAAATTTTTAGTTTGTTCCAAAGACAATTCTTTACCTAGTAAGGTTGCTCTTCCAATCGGTTTAATCTCTCTGCGTTCTGGTAAAGATACTTCTACATATTTAGCCGTCCATTTCTTCTTTCCATCTATGTTTGTAAGTGTTTTGTTCATTTGGTTTTTATTTTCTTAAATGTTAATTGGTAATCTCCAATTTGCTTCTTCTCCTCTTTATTGGTCATTTGTTTGCTTTATAAAATGCTAATGCAAATCCTTGGGGGGTGATACTTCTTCTTGCCTGTCTGGTTAGTTTTCCAAACGCTTCGGGGTGAATATCTTTGCTTGCCATCTTGTCAAACTTGGGCATATAACGAGCCATACTAGGCAATTCTTGGCTATTGGTTTTATGCTTTTCAATCTGTTCTTCCGTCATCACACTACGAACATCGGTTACAGTTTTAATTGGCTCATTGAAGTATCCCCAAATAGCAGTTCTCTTTTTGTAAGCATCTCCAAACTCCCAAGGACTAAAAACAAAGTTAGGTTTACCAAGAAACCATTTCAATCTCCCGTACCAAGGGTTCTCTAAAGCCCAGAACTTCAGGGGTGGGTACTTCTGCTGGTCGCTAATGGTTCGGTACTGTGCCTCATAAATTAAATTAAGACAGGCTTGGACAATTTCCATACCGCCTCGTAAGTCTCTCGGAGTCTTGGCGTTAGTTCTGGCATCGCTGAACATTGTGCAAGGTGGTGCCGCTAGAATACCGTAGATTGGTTCCTCTGGTAATTTGTAAGTTATCACATCGTTTTCAGGGATAGTAATCACCCTCACATCATATCCAGCATCTTTGTAGGGCTTACTCCAAGCACCTGTTCCTCCACACAAATCTAAAATAATTGGTTTCATCTCCCTTTAACTGCTTCCTGCATAGGTTGATGGGTAACTTTGTCTATGGTGATGGCTTTACCTAGGTTACACCTGGGGCAAAGTATCTGGTAATCGTCTTCTGGATTGTGTTTTAGGCTGACTCTAAGGGGTATTATATGGTCTATGGTAGCTAAGTTCGGTTCGTACTCACCCTTAATGTCAAAATATCTTAGAACTAGGTTCTTGCCACAAGTGGCACACCTACCTTTTTGTTGGGCGAAGATAATAGCTTTCTTCATCTTTCCACTAGGGCTTTTTAACCAGTCGCAATAGGCTCGTCTGGCTCTAATAAAAGACTTATCATCTTCGTTGGTTACTTCTAATATGCTTTTTCTACTCATACCGCTCATTTGTCTTTAACTGCTTCCTGAATAATTCGGATGGCTTCTTCCAAGGTTTTTATTTTAGTCGCTACTGCTACTTTCCTGAATGGTATATGGCATTGACAGGTGGACTCAATTTGAAAAGGATTACGACACCCCACAACCGCTTTCAAAGCGTCAGCCCTGCCATCAAAGTGTTTATCTTCCATTCGGCATTTATCACAACACTCACCACTTTCAGAGCTACTAAAGCCACCCTGATAACTTCCAAGCCGATATTTCTTTTCATAATCCAACATTTCCTCAATCTTCCCCTCTATCATTTCTAGTTGCTCCAATCTTATCTGTTTCTTCTCATCTTCTCTCAAGCACCACTCTTTACCCATCTTTTCACCCAACTTGCCACCTCCATTTTGGTAGCCTTTGACATAGGCATTATCAATGATTTCCCTAATTGTAGTTCCATTAATAACTTCACAATAGTCTTCTATTATTTTCTCTATCCATTTCTCATTAGTTTCTTTTGGATATTCTAATTCGTGACTAAACTTAGCAGCGTTCATCACCATCTCATCATACTTGTCTGCTTTGGCTTTATATTTATTTTCTAATTTTCTCTTTTCTTGGTCTAAGGTGGATTGGATGAGTCCGTCAATTTCAAGTTTATCCTTTTTTGTAAGTCTCATACCTATAAATAGACTCTGTAGTTTTTGTCTCCATGTTTCAGTCGGTTTGGTAATGCAACTACAGTCTTCTGGTTTATGCCCCCAATCTCTCCAATGGCACGGACACTTACATTTTGTTTCAGTCGGTTTTGGGGTGGGGTTGACACCTGTTTTATCACTTATCGCTTCCCATTCCTCATTTGTATACGATTGCTTAGGTTGTTTGGTCTTATACATATCTGGTATATTTTTTAAGTTAGACATTATCATTTACTTTTCGCTATTTAGTAAGTCATCAATTGCATCCTTTACCTCTTTGTAAGAGTCTTCAAATGTCCGAAGCACTTTCTCTATCCTTGGCTTGGAGGGAACCTTACAATAAGAACATTCTTTTTTTACACATTCATCACAATATCCAGTAAACCCATGACCCATAACCGCTTCTGAAGCGTGGCAGATACACTCACACTCCTCAGACGAGGGTTGGGGACAAACTTCTTTCTTACAAATTGGACATGGTCTTATTTTAACTTCGTTAGTATAGTAGACACTTTCGCACTTTGGACATTTGACACTAACTTCTTTCTTCTCTTTAGGCTTCTTGACTGCTAGGAGGTCTTTAACTTCATCAAGTAATACTGTTTCACCATCAAGCCCAACTTCACCTCTTAATCTCGCTTGATATTCTAATTCTTCTATTACTTTCTTTCTAGAGTTTATGTAGTTGGTCATATACTTTTTAATTTAATGGGTTGTTAATAAATAACTTAAAATTGAAATTATGGAAAGAATGCAGAACCAAGGAAGAAAGCCAATTGTTTCTAGTAATATGGTTGAAAATACTGCTAGTAAAAAATAAGGGATAATTCTCATACAGCTTTACAGTTCTTATTCAACCGTCTTTACTAATGGGATGCCGTTATTTCCAACAGGGATGTAGATTTGAGTGTGATTGGGGCTTCCTGCCATGGTTTTTTGAGCCTCTATAGCTTCATGTTGAAGATATTGGTCGGTTAAGGTGGCGTTGATTAGCTTTTGAGCGGCAGCGATACCTGTGGCTTCCTCAATTCTGATTTGGGCTTTTTGTTTCTCTACTTGGATAAGTTGCTCCTGTTGTTTTATACGGATTTCGTTCACAGCTACCTCATTTTGGGCACTCATTCTAACTTGGTATCTTCCAAATTCTGGTAAACCAAACATTAAACCTGCGATTACTAATATGGCAACCAAGACGAATAGGGCGATTACCAACCCTTCATTTTTATTTTCCATTTTTATAATTAATTAATAGACTTACAGTTCTTTTTAATATCCTCACGATAAAGGGAACTTCTGATTTTCATACATCCGAAACAGATTTGAGTGAGACTATCATGGAAGGTAGAATATGCTACTTGCTGAGTATGTAGACTTTCACACTCTTGTATATGCTTTCTAACATCTTCCATTTTAGGTACGTATTCGTATTTAAATTCCATATTATTTGATTTCTTCTAGTTTTTTAACTCTAGCATTAAGCCATTTATCTATCTTTTTAGTAAGTTCTATTCGAGCATCAGCAGCAGCATCAGCAGCAGCAGCAGCAGCAGAAGCAGACCAAGCAGCATCAGCAGCAGCAGAAGCAGCAGACCAAGCAGCAGCAGACCAAGCAGCAGCAGCAGCAGCAGCAGAAGCAGCAGACCAAGCAGCAGCAGACCAAGCAGCAGCATCAGCAGCAGAAGCAGCAGCAGCATCAGCAGCAGAAGCAGCAGAAGCAGACGGATTTTTTAGATAGTTTTTAGCTGCTTCTATAGCTTTTCTAGGTCGATCATCATTAGGATACTTTTTCTCATATATATCAATTACTAATTCAGCAGCGAATATGGCTAGAGATACTGAATCTTCTTTTGTCCATTTGTATGCTCTAACCGCTTTCATCTCTTGGTATACTTCTTTATCGTTTTCTACTTGACTCTCTCCTTGGCACTCGACTCTTAAAAGTATTTCTCCTTTTATGTATCCCAATGCCTGTAGAATCGTCTTTGAACAATGATAGCCTTTACTATAGATTTCAATTTTCTTAATCGGTTTCTGCCACTTATCTAAAGTCCATTTACATCTACCATTTTCTGACTTCATTCCTGTTCTAATAAACTTCCATCGTTTTATCATATGGGTTTACAATTTTTAATAACGTCCGCACTCAAATACTTCTTACCATCTATCTTGACTACTTTACGAGGGGTGTAGAGGCGAAATGCTGAGTCCTTTAGTTCACTAACTAGCCACTCTGTATTATCAATACACCCTCCGTTATCTTCCATAAGATAGCTTTTTCTAACCTCTAGCACCTTCAAAGTTCTTCTTTCGCTTTTAACCTTATCTCCTACCTTCAAATCCTCTAGTGGGTTAAGGGGTTCTAGTTCGGATTCCCATACACCATTTAGTCCAATATCTAAACTATAAGAATATTTACCCCACCTTTCATTTTGTAATTGAAAATCTTCTATTATTCCAATCTTTCCTCTTAAAATTCTTCCATCTAGAGATATATTTGCATCTTCTTTAATCCTTACCATTTGGCCTACTTTAAATTTGTTTGTCATATACTTTTTAATTTATTTCTTTGTTCTGCACGGAGGGAGTTTCTAGCCTGTCTTTCCTCATCATATTCACTGTAATTAAATTCTTCATCTTCCCCTATTAAACTCTCTGCCTCTGTGTGGAAGAGGGAAGCCAGTTCAATAGATAATCTATCGTATTCTTTCTTAGTCAAATTACTGTTTTCAAGTATTTCCTCTATCCTTTCTTTTATAGTCATTTTTTTAAATCCTTTATTAACTTCTTCTAATCGATTACTGTGGTGGATGTAGAGTTTGGTCATTTTAATTTAATTTGTATCATGTCTGAGTTTTTTAATTGATCGCTCGCTGTATCGGTCATCATCCACACATGAGTAGAAACTTTAGCTCTTTGGGTAATTTCTCTTTTAAGTTTAATCTCGTTCATCTCCATTCGTCCAACAATACAAAGCAGGACGACAATAACCATAAGACTAATCCAAAATGGATAATTGGTTTTCTTTTCAATAAAGATAAAATCTTTACCTTCAAAATTACTATGTATTTTCATATATTGAATATTTAATAATCTTAAACGAACGCTCAAGAGTCTGACTAATCCAACGAAATTACTTTAACGTCGGGCAGGTTACTTTAAGCGTTCCTTTAAGACTCCAAGTAGGCACAGATATTTCATCGAGTTCTTGGGTCTTATTTTAATGTTCACTACTATCTCTATACTACCACAGTTATTTACTTTTGTCAAGTGGTCTTAGGGCTTTGCTCTTAATTATGTTTAATTTAGCCTCTTTATACTCAACTTTGCTTTCCATCCAAATATCAATACACATATTAACAATAGCACTCATAGACAATTTTAGAGTCTCACAAGTCTTCCTAAACTCTTTGTACTTCTTTTCTTCTCGGTAATAATGACCATCAATCAATCCGTTTTTTGTATTCATGTTTAAAATAATTTACCTGTAAATGGTTCTTGATAAACAAATGTACTTTTGGTACTCTGCTTTAGTTTTCTAGCTCGTCTAACCCCTTCGGTGGCTTGTAGTTCAGGAAAGTCCTCTTGTAATTTCTGGCGTGTTCTTCTAATGGTTTCAACACTAGGAGCGTTCATAAACGCCTCTAAGGTTATCGTTCCATATTTTACAAACCCTCCATCAACCCAAACCTTCCAAATTAACATCTTGTCTGAATTACGAAGTTCGGGAAACTCTACCAGCAGGTGTTTAATCTTAATATATAGTCTCATTCTACAAAAATATTAGTAACTTCGTTTATTCTATCTTGATGTAGTTGTTCTTGAAAATCTTGATCGTGGTCGTGTTCTTCGGTAGATTTTTCAAACTTCCAAACCCTTCTTGGAACGGTTATTTTTCTTCTAAGAATTTCTGCATCACAGATTATTAAATCTACTCCGTCAGACTCATTTCTTTCAATAATTAAGCCCTTATCTGATAGAGATTTTATGTAGTCTCTAAAATCAGCAATTCTTGGTTCGTTCATTTTTTAATTAGTTTATATATAATGTAACCAGAAATACAACCACATATAAATGCAATAATATTTGTCATTTTATTAATTTTTCTAGTTTAGTAATAAGTTCACCAATTTTGATATCATCATTTCTAACTACCATCTCCATCAAGACAATTAAAATATCTACTTTTAGTTGTAAGAGTTCTGTTTTAGTTTTGTTTTCCATAGACTTTAAAAAGGGGGTTCTTCATTAATTAAAGTAGGAGCTTCGTAGTCTTGTGCCGTTCTATCGTTATCTTCGTTGATCCATTGAACATAATCACAACCAATGGCTCTTTTATTAATGGGATCCCATCCTGCTCCGCTACACTTCATCATTTTCTTACCTGTCTTGGTTTCTTTATATACGAGCATCTTTCCACATTTGGGACAGACTTCACCTTTAGGGGTATTGGCTGTAGGGGTAATATACTTACTGTAAGCCTCTCTGATGGCTTTAAATTGGGGAACAGCCCATGATTTAAGTCTTATATAGTCTTCCTCATTATCAGCCTTTATAACGAGTCCTGGGTTGTTGTTTATAATACTTATGGTTACGCCTTTATCTTCCATTTAATCTATATGATTTATAATTTCGTTAAGGGGATAAGAGTAGAAGTTCAGTTCCAAGAGTTTTTGTAGCCGTATTGGGCTGACTCTTAATTGGTTCTTATTCCTTGTTTATCCCCCTTTTAACGATCTAAGTAATAGTATACTACCATAGTGTCTAGTTGTCAAGTAAGTCTTTGCCAAGGCTTCTCGTACTTACCATCAAGTCTAAAATCACTGAGATGTCTCATTAAGCCATAACGATTTAATATTTCACTAGCTTTCTCAGAACTACAAATTTTTAGGTTAGTGAACATACCCAAGTTAAAATCCTTCGTAATATATAGACGGACTACTTTAGCTTCTAAAGGTTCGTTATATTCTAAGTCGGTCATTTGATTGCTTTCATAATTTGCATAACTACTTCTGGAACAATGGCGTTTCCAAGGGCTTTAAGTCGGTGAACCCTATCGGATACCCCATCATCCATTCGACAAAGGCGGGTTGCAACCTCAAGCCAGTTTTTATCCCATTCTCTTGTGCTAAAACTCCGATACTTGTCAGATTGAGACCGTGTGTTCCTGCTAGGTTTGATTTCCGATTCTGACCTCCCATACTTGCCGATGGAGTGGGCAACGATCCAGACTCTGTCCCGCCGATGTGGTGCATTGACGGCGACAGCTGGAATAATAAACGGTTGGACTTCGTAACCTTCGTTTTCCAAGTCAAGGCACACTTGTTCGAGTACCATTCCTTCATTCCAAGTAACGAAGCCACCAACGTTTTCACCAATAATCCATGTCGGTTTTGTAAGTCGTATAACTCTAAGCATTTCAGGCCAGAGGTAGCGGTCATCTGCTGTTCCTCGTCTTTTTCCAGCTTGGGAAAAAGGCTGACAAGGGAAACCTCCAGTGAGGAGATCAACGGTGTCCCATCCAATTTCCTGTGTCCATAGTTTATTAACTCCCGAAGGTTCTGGCTGAGATAACTTCTTCCTGGTCTCGCCTTTTGATTGTGTTCTACTATCCTCTCTAATTTCTTTGGTTCTAGACTCTCCAGGGTATTCGGAGTTGGTAGTAATGGTTCGTATGTCGCCATATATTTTAGAATTAGGCCAATGCTTTGCTAATACTTTTTGACAGAATGGGTCTATTTCGCAAAAGATATGCTCTGCTTTCCATATCTGATCGACTGCATAAGCAAATCCCCCAATACCTGAAAATAAGTCTAAGTGTTTCATTCATTTTTTATGAAGTAGTAAATAAATAGACGAAAGCATTAAAATTTCTCCATCCCAACTTTGTCCGAGTACAAAAAGCACCATACCTCCTATAAATAAGAATTCTACTAAGATATTTAAGATTTTGTCTATCATGTATCTATGGTAGCATAGTATTATGTTAAAAGCAAGTTTATGGCACGTTTTTTTATACCCTGTCTCTCCCCAGGGATCAGATAATTTTTCTTGTCTCCCCTCTTTCTGCTTCCCCTTCTCTTCACTTTGCTTTGCCTATACGGTGAGTACACCGTTTTTTAGACGTACTCACTTCCGTATGAGGTGATCAACTTTCGTTTTTCAGTTTGCTTCGTTCGAGTTGGTTCTTCAGAGGGCTGGCAGTCTTAAACTCCCGCCAGCGAGTTAAAGTTGATAATCAACTTTTAAAACTAGGGACGAAGGCATTGATCTCTTTTTCCCTAGTCTTAAAAACTGACTATTAAAAGTACAAAAAAGACCATCGAAAATTAAATAACGACGGCCTTATTTTGTAATCTATTGTGTATAGCATTTTAATGCTAAAAAACCCCTTTGGACTGAGCTGTGCTGTGTGAGTTAGACACAGCCCACGCCAAAAGGGTGTCTCACACATTCGTTTGTAGTCCACTAAGATTTCTTAGTAATTAACAATATACAATAAAAAAGACCCTTTGTCAAATAGGATCTTTTTCATAACTCGATTGGCCATCTTTGTTACTGGGAACTAGCCCATGCAGAGTTATTTGCACCTAAATTATACATACCCCATATCCTATCTGTCAAGTAGCAACGCTATACCAACCTATTTTAATATATACCCCCATTAAACACTAAAATGGTATAATAAATCCATAATGAATAATATTTCAAAAACATTTTCTCCGTTTCCTGGTTGGATAATCGCTACTCCTTATATTTCTAAAACTCAAACATTTAATTCTCTCAAAGAAGAAGCTGGTTCAGCTCAAAAGTCGACAGTTATTGCTATTGGAGACTCTTTTATTGACGATCATGGAAACAAACGAGAGTGTCCTTGTAAAGTAGGAGACGTGGTTCTTCATCAATATGTAAATGACGACTACGAACTAGGAATGGATAAATATCGTGCCATTAAATTTTATCAAGTAATAGCTAATTTGAAATGAGAAGAAAACCAGTAACCCTTAACTGTTTGGTTTGTAAGAAGGAGTTTTCTGTTGTATTATCGAGAGCTAAAAAAGCAAAATATTGTAGTCGTGCTTGTGTAAACATTGCGTGGAAAAAGTTTTTTTCAAAAGAAGGCAACCCTAAGTGGAAAAATGGAGTAAAAATGAACGCTTCCGGTTATCGAACAATCGCTTCACCAAATCATCCATATAAAGACAAACAGGGATATGTTAGAGAACACCACTTGGTTATGGAGAAAAAAATAGGTAGATATGTTTTACCCCATGAAGTTGTCCATCACCTAGATGAAAATAAACTCAATAACGATATCTCCAATCTGGTACTGCTTTCAAGTAAGTCAGAACATATTAAAAAATACCACCGAGACTCTGGTAAGGAAACTTGGTTTAAGAAAGGAATAAGAAATGTCTTCGCAAATACTCTTTAGAACAGAAGCACAGAATAAACTCATTGAAGGACTTAATATCTTAGCCGATGCCGTAGGCACAACTTTAGGACCGAGAGGAATGAACTGTGCCATTGATAAGGGGTATATGCATACGGTCGTCCATGACGGGATTACAGTAGCAAGATCGATAGATCTAAAAGACCCTTATGTGAACCTTGGAGTAAAGATAGCAAGAGAAGCGGCTCAGAAAACTGTCGACCAGGTTGGGGACGGCACAAGCGTAACCACAATTTTAGTGCAAGCGATAGTAAATGAGGCCATCAAAATCACCTCCTCTGGCACTAACGCCATGTCCCTCCGCCGTGAACTTGAGGGAGGAGTCAAGAAACTGATCGAGAAATTGAACACTCTAGGTACACCAATAGAAAATCTTAAACAGAAAATAAATATAGCTACCATTTCCTCAGAAGACCCCGAATTAGGCAAGATGGTAGCCGAGACTATACACAAAATTGGTATCGATGGAGTGATAACAGTTGAGGAGTCTAAAATGCCAGACACAGTTATAGAAATGCAAGAAGGAATGCAGATTGATAAAGGTTATACACATCCGTTCATGGTTACAGAACCAGAACGTCAGATAGCGGTTTTAGAAGATGTCCACATTTTAATCACAGACATACCACTTTCTAACTTAATAGATATTGGTAAATTCTTAGAGAACGAGGTTTTAGGTAAAGGAGTTAATAAGATGGTCTTTATCAGTCCTGAAATCGGTGGAGACTTTTTGACTGCTTTACTCGGAGCTAAAGTAAATGGAAAATTCTTGGGTCTTTCGGTTCGTGCTCCAATGGTGGGATCGCATCAGACAGAAGCTCTACAAGACTTGTGTTCTTTAACTGGAGCTAAACTCGTAAGTAAGGATGGGGGACATAAGTTTGACGAGATTGATTTAACCTGGTGTGGAAAAGTAAAAAGGATTGTATCTACGAAATTTAACTCTACGATTACAGGCGGAGATGGACACAAAGACGATATTTTAAGACGTATTCAGATCATTAAAGAACAGATGAAAGACGACACTCTTTCAGAATTTGATAGAGAAAAACTACGAGAACGGCTAGGTAAACTCACTGATGGTATAGCAGTCATCAAAGTTGGCGGTGAAACTGAGGTAGAGATGAAGGAGAGGAAAGAAAGAGTGATTGACGCAGTCGCCGCCACCCAAGCCGCCACAAAGTACGGGATAGTACCAGGAGGAGAAATAATCTATTTAATCATTTCAGAAGTCTTAGACAAGACTATTCTAGGCGAAAAAATCCTATTTGATGCACTTTCGAGACCATTTAAGAAGTTAGTAGAAAATGCAGGATTTGATGGAGGTCAGATGTTATCCGAGTTCGGACATAATAAAGGTAAAGGGTTGGATGTTACTGATGGTGTTTGGAAAGACATGATTAAAGAGGGAATAATCGACCCTTTATCTGTATCGACTACCGCTATAAAGACAGCAGTTAGTGTGGCTATCCAATTATTAACAACTGGGTGTGCAATAGTACCTGATAAAGAAGATGAAACAAAATAATATAAATGAAGACTGGACGATTAGCCAGATAATTTCTGTATATAATCACACGTTAATTACAAAAGAAGAAGCACGACTATTAACAGTGACTTTCTTTAGAAAATTATTAGGAGTACCAAAAGTAAAATTACCAGATGAAATGCCTACTTTGTCAAAAAAATAACGCAGTCAAGGTTGAACCTTATGGATGGATGCCTTGTAAGTCATGTCAAAAGAAACATAAAGATATTGGCAAACCCAAGACACCAGTCGAGATGACGAGTCAAGAAATAAAGGAAGGGCGTAAAATATATGAAGATGACATTGTACAACCGTTCCATGATGGACAATTAAGTAAAGAATACACAAAACTACATCCTGAACGCATACAAACCATGATTAAAGAGGGAAATGTAACACCAGAAGAAGTTAAGACTGCCAAGAATGTCTGGGATGGAAATAATTACTACAAAAAAGAATGAGATTATACAAATATAAACACACGAGATATGGAGATAGGGCGATGAAAGATTCTTTCTCTAAACTTGTCCACTCTTTTATTCAAGGCAGATTTGTAGAAGTGCCGTTTATTGCGCAAGATGGAAGACTGGGTCACTTTAAGATAGAGCACGACGACTTATTGAAAGCAATTTATAAGTTATGGTTGAAATACTAAAATGATTATACGAGGCCGAAGATTATCAAAGCATAACTACGAAAGTCTGGACTCAGATTCCATAGAATTTTGCTGGCTCCATAACTTCAACATGACCAGTGAGATAGACAACCCTAACCCAGCCGACAAAAAGAAACTAGATAGAATTAGACTTGTCGAAGGTCATTCAACCGATAAAGAGGGTAAAGAAGAAAAGTTTAGATTTTGTCCTAAGTGTTATCAAGTTGTAACTTATACTCATGTTTAATTTTATAGGAGGCTTTATTGTTACTATCATTTCCTTACTTTTAGGCTTCTATCTAGGTAGTAAGTCTGAGCGATCAGGACTGCCAGAAGAAACTTTAGCTAAGGTCAAACAAGTATTTAAAAAGATACAATTAAAACGAGAAGCAGTAGGTGGTGTGACTAGGCCCACAGCACAAGACATTGAAAGATACGATAACCCTAAGTTAAAAGAGGAAGAACAAGCAATGGCCGAAACTTTCTCGCAAATCATAAAATGAAAAAAATACAGTTATCAGGTAAAAAAAGCTTTGGTTATTTTATGTTAGTGGACAGTGGTGATTATGATTTCATAATTCAATGGAAGTGGAAACTGGGAAGGGACGGGTACGCTAGAAGAACAGCTAAGAATGGAGTTGGTTGGAAAAATATAAAAGTTCATAGATTATTATTAAACGCTCCGATAGGTGTAATGGTAGACCACAAGAACGGAAACAAATTAGATAATAGACGAAGTAATTTAAGATTCTGTAATAAATCGCAAAATACACAAAATTGTCCTCCAAGGAAAAATCTTAAATACGGATATAAGGGTATTTATAAAAAACGGGAGAATTATTTTGTTGCAAGTATCCAATTAAATGGAAATAGAATAAACAGGTATGGCTTTCGGACGCCAGAGGAAGCGGCAGTTGGTTATAATGAACTAGCACAGAAATATTTTGGTGAATTTGCGAATATAAATATTGATATTAAAATGATTGATGGACACTCCCCTATCCCCTACTAATACTGTATAGGTTATTATTTGTGCCTAGAATTATTAAAATAGAGTGGGGGAGTACCGAATATAATACGAAAACCCGAAACACATGAAACACGCAGGAGGAAGACCAACCATATATAAAAAAGAATATGTAGGAGAGCTATTAAAATATTTTAACGTAGACCCATCTTTTGAAGTGCCAGTAGACTTTTATGATAAACAAGGAAACATTAAAAAGAGTACAGTAACTTTCGTTGCTAATGATTTACCAACACTCGCTGGATTTGCAAGTAAGATAGGAGTTCACAGAGAAACATTGAATAACTGGGGAGAAGAACATGAAGAGTTTTTCGACGCAATAAAAAGAGCTAAGGATTTTCAGGAGAATATTTTGGTAAGTAATGCTTTAGGAAGCAGGTATAATCCTGCGTTCTCGATCTTCTTTGCTAAGAATAATTTAGGATGGAAAGATAGAAGCGACATTACTACAGATGACGAGCCTATTAAGATTGACGCTAATGCAATGTTAGAGAAGGCTTATGGAACCGATAAACGATAGTGCCCTAGAAAGGTGTTTTGAAACAGCATTTTCTTTAGGAGTTCCCAAAGATCAAGCAAAGAAGTTTGTTGAACTGGGATATATTCCTTTACCGTGGCAATGGGAGTTTCACGCTATTGCAAGACAAGCAGACTTAGATAATGGCCCTGTAGATATTGGATTGGGTGGAGCTAGAGGACCTGGTAAATCACACGCTGTATTGTCTCAGGCTGCTTTAGACGATTGTCAAAGAATACGAGGGTTAAAGGGTTTGTTCCTACGTCAAACAGGAGTGGCAGCTAAAGAGTCCTTTGAAGATTTGGTTGATAAAGTTTTAAGAGGAAGAGTCAAGTATTCTAAAAGTGGTAGTACCTTAAAACTAGATGGTGGATCAAAAATAATACTAGGAGGATTTAAAGATGAAAATGATATTGATAAGTACATTGGAATTGAATATGACTTTATTATCGTTGAGGAGCTTAATCAACTGACAGAAGATAAATACACTAAACTCAGAGGCTCGTTGCGTACTAGCAAGATAGGATGGAGACCAAGAATGTACACGTCATTTAATCCTGGGGGTATTGGTCATTCTTTTGTAAAGAATAGATATATCATTCCTCACAGGAAACAAGAAGAGAAAGAGACTAGGTTTGTAGGTTCTACATATAAATCTAATCCATATCTTAATAAAGAATATATTGAATATCTTGAAAGTCTTACGGGAGACCTCGGTAAGGCCTGGAGAGAAGGAGAATGGGAATTGTTCGCAGGTCAGTATTTTGATGAATGGAGAGAGAGACTACATGTTATTAACCCGTTCATTCCAACAAGAGATAATCTACTCATTGTTGGCGGTATGGACTGGGGGAGTGCTAAACCTTTTGCGTTTCACCTATCGACAATAAGAAAGATTTACTTTAATGAAATATCATTCTTTAGGGTAAAAACATTCTTTGAGGAATATGGAACGAAGAAAAGACCAGAAGAATGGAGTGAGGATATTATTATTAATCTTAAAAGATATGGATTGACACTTAAAGATATTGAATGGGTTAGAGCTGATCCTTCAATATTTGGCAAACTGAATGATATGAGTAAGAGTATTAGAGATCAATTTGTAGACGCAGATAATAAATGGTCTTTAATTAAACCAGCCAATAATGATCGTATTAACGGTTGGCAGATAATGAGAGATTGGTTATCAATAGCTCCTGACGGATTACCGTACTGGCAAGTAACATCTAATTGTAAGAATTTAATAAGGACATTACCAGAACTTATCCACGATGATTTACACGTTGAAGATGTCGATACAGAAGGAGAGGATCATTCTGGTGATGCAATGCGTTATCAATTCAAACATTTAAAATGGATTGACGCTAAGGTTGGAGGAATAAAACATTCTACTTCACAAACAAACATCTCTCGTACCGCACAGTTTATCGGTTCTAAACAAGTTTCTATTGATTTAGATGCTTTTGGTGGAAAGACTACAAATGAGTCTGGAGTAGGGGGTATAGAACATTGAGGTATAATTAAGTTAATGCTCTTCCAAATTCGAAATATACCGACTGAAATAGATGTTACCTCAGTTATTCTGTCTTACAACACTCGTGAAGCTGACTTTAACAATTTAATTCTTTGGCATTGTCCGATATGTAATCAACCTCTTTTTCAATATACAGGTAAGGTTTTAATGATTGTTCCTGGTATGACACCTGCTACAAGTCCACCAATTTTAATAGCTTGTGCTCGTTGTAAACATAAATATCTCGTTAATTCAATAGCTAGTGATAAAATATAAACTATGGATAACAATATTATTAGTCCTTTCTCAGCTGACGAACAGAATTTAGTAAACAATAATTTACCTCTTGATGAAGGTGTAGGACAAAACACTGATCCATTGGCCTTAGAAATCCCCGATGATGAACTGGTTAAGATAATTGATCAAAGAATTACCGCAGACAAGGAATTCTATGATGAAAAATATAATCTAACTGAGAGACGTAAAAAGAACGAGGCTTTTCTATTTGGTAGACACATAAATGAAAAAGAAAAGAATGGAGCATTTAAAAAGTACGAAACCAGAGCTAATGATAATGTCCTATACGAAATTGAGTCTTCCTTAAAGCCTTTAGCTATGTCTCGTCTTCCTGACATGATGGTTTTACCAGGTAGCGAAGAACCCGAAAAACAAGAAACAGCTAAGAATTTATCTAATGTTATTAACGATCTTAATAAGAAACGTAAACAAAGAAAGAATTTGGCGATAGGGTTTAAACACTTACCTGTCTATTTTACTGGAGTCTTAAAGGCTAGATGGGATCCATCATTGGGAGACTCAGGAGAGGAACGGTTTGATGTAGTTAATCCTAGTTTGGTAGTAGTAAGTCATACTGCTAAAACAAATGATGTAGACGAAATGGATATGGTAGCTGAATTAACTCCATGTTCTGTTCAGGAGTTGTTTATGAAGTTCCCCTCAAAGAAACAAAAACTTACAGATGAGTTGGTTAAGAATGGTGTCTTGTTAAAAGATAAGATGGATTGGAAGTCACTTGCTACCGAGGTTGATGTTTGGGAGGTTCACTTCACTTGGTTTAAAAAGAAAACAGGAGAAGTGCTAGATCAATCTTTAGACACGGTTTTTGAACCAGGAGTTAATTGGGACAAAATTGAAGCAGTGGTTTGGAAGTATGGTGAAGTAATCTTAGACAAGAAACTTGATCCTAATTTTGATTATGAGGGAGAAAATGTTTTAACGACTCAAACAGATCCACAGGATATATCAAGTAAGCATGAACTCCAACCACAGGACATGATGAACGCCCTGTTAACTGGAGACCTATCAGCAATCAAAAAAGAAAAGGTCTATCACAATTACTTTAAAGCACCTCGTAAACCTTACTTTTTCTTTGGTTACGATCAATGGGGCAAGATTGCCTATGATGAAACCTCACGTATTGAACAGAATATCCGTAATCAAGAGAACTTAGATGACCAGGTTAAACGTATTGTCGATCAACTTAAACAGAGAATTAAACACATTTGGAGTAAAGAGTCGAGCATGAAAGCTGATGATGTTCAAAGACTCGATATGGATAATCCTTCGATTGATGTTTTAGTAGATGGAGATATTAATAAGGTTCACGGTACAGTTCTACCAGAAAGACCTGATGCAGCCCAGTACAAGAGTGTTGAGGATACTAGAAATCGAATGTACGCTGTCTCAGGGTCTACTGCTGTTAGAGGACAGTTACAATCAGATGTAGCTACTACTAATCAGATCGCTCGTGAAGCTGATTTCACCCGTTCAGATGATTTAGTAGAGGATACGATTAACGCTGCTTGTGAATGGATGGCAGACTGGAGGATGCAGTTTATCAAATTAAGATACACTGAAGATCACTTAGTCCAAAAGATAGGTAAAAATGGAAGCGTAGTATTTAATCGTTTAAGACGAGACATGATTAGTGATGGTATGGAAGTCGTAACCAAGAGTTCGAGCACAGATAAACTAAAGGCTCAGAATAACGCTCTATCAGCTGCAAAACTTGGAGCACCTTATACCGATCCGATCTCGTTCTTTGAAGACATGGGTATGAACGATCCAGAAGGTAGAGCCGAAAAAGGAGTAATTTTCTCAGTTGATCCTAATCTTTATATGACTAAGTACATCATGGGGTTAAAAGATGTACAAGCTATGGGTACAGCATTAAATGGAACACCACCCACACCAGGAGCTCCTACAGAACCCCCACAAAATCCTACACCGACTAATACTACAGCTGTAGCCTCTACTCCACCTGCTACGCCAAGTGCCAATCCAGCCATTAACCCTGTTTAATTAGTAGTGGTATAATTGTGTGTATATGAATAATATTTCAGACGAAGATCAAAAAGAAGAATTGAAGTACGATTACGAAGATGTTCACAACAAAGATTTAGATGAGATAGCAGATGATAAAGTTGTGGAAGAAAAGGTTGAGGAAAAAACAGAACCTCCTAAAGAACCAGAACCCCCCAAAGAAGAAGTTAAGGTAGAAGAAGAACCATTAAGTGCTGAAGAATTGGCTGATGATATTGCTAACAAGATTGCAGAAAAGAATAAACCAGTAGAAGTTGAACAGACGGAAGAAGAAAAGTACAAAGCATGGGCTAAAGATTTTGAAGAAGAAAATGGACGTGTTCCTACATGGACGGATGTAGCTTCACACCTAGAAGAAACAACCTTAAAGAAACTAGAAGACAGAGAGGTAGAAAAACAAGAACAGATTAAAAAAGAACAACAAGAAAGAGAAGAAATCGAAAAGAAAAAGGTAGAAGAGTTTAATAAGGTGGTTGATGAGGATTTAGATGATTTATATAAGAACGAAAAGTTAACTCCTATTAAAGACAAAGACAATCCATCAGATCAAGGAGTTTTAGAACGCAAAGCTTTATTCCAAGCTATGCTTGAAACCAATCAAGAACGTGTTAAAGAAGGTAAACGCCCTATCTATTCAATCAAAGAGATTTATTATGAACACTACTCTAAACCTAAAGCACAACCTGCTGGAGCTGATGCACCTATTAGTTTAGGTAAAGGAACTTCACCATCTCAAGGCGAAGAACAAGAAATTGATTATGTTAAGGATGTTCATAGTAAGCCTTGGTCGTTTTTCAAAAAATAACTTGACACTAGATAGCAATAGTCTATAATTAGTGGTATAGGAAATATATTCCGACCCAAAAGGTCGGTTTTTTATTTCTTAAAATTATAAATAATAACTAAAACATATGAGTTATGACGGAATTGCGTATAACAACCGTGTAGACAATTTTAATGAGCGTAAGCTTCATGCTAAAGTTGTCGATCAAATATTAAATGCCCCCACTTTCTATTCTCGTACCTTGTCTAAAGGTTCACCCTTCAATGGAAAAACGATGGATTGGACAGTCGATGTAGTTTCTGATACTCAAGGAGAGTTCTTTGTTGGTTTGGAAACTCTTAACTCCTCAGCAGTTAACTCGACTATCGCTCTAAGTTATGCTCACACTGCTTTCACTCAACCTAAAGTTGGCGTGATGCTTGAGAGTTTTGCTAACACTGGAGACACTGCTACCATTTCCCTTGATGTTTTCAAGTATGAGAAAGCAGCCCAAGAAGCTCTACAGAGACTTGGTTCAGCTATCTATGCAGATGGAACCGCAAACCGACCCAACGGTCTAGGTCTTATCGTTGATGACACTGGTACAATCGGTGGACAAGCTCGTTCAACCTACTCCCAACTTAACGCTACGGATACTGCCTCAGGTGGAACAATGACTCTTGCTAAACTCGCTACCCTTGACGATGCAACCAGAGCTGCTTCCCTAATGAGTGCCACTACAGGAATTGGTGTTACTACTAAAACAGTTTTCTCTCTCTTTGAACAACTACTTCAACCTAATGTTCGTTCCTCTTATGAGGCTCTAGGATACCCTCAGATGGGTGTTCGCAGTATGACTGTTAGTAGAGGAGACAAAGCTCAGAATGGTGCAGGTTTCTTAGCTCTTGAATACAGAGGTAAACCAATCATCGCTGATGACTTCGCTACCGCAGGATATCTTTACTTCCTTAATGAAGACTCATTTGGATGGTTTGGTCGCTCAATCGTTCCTGAAGATTGGAAACCTTTTGTAGAGAAAGTTAATCTTGGTACGATGAAAGCTACTGAAGGTGTCGGTGCTATGTCTATGGATATGCCCTCAGAGTTCAATGGCTGGTTCTACCAGAAATCAATGGTTATGCCTAACCAGGCTGGTATGATTGGTCGCTTCTACGTTATCGGTCAGATGTGTGCATGGGAACCAAGACGTAACGGAAGATTAACAGGTATTACTGGAGTCTAAGGCTTAATAATTAATAAACTATAAAAATATATGAAAGCATTTACAGGACCCTCAATAATCTCCAGTCTCGACCCATTCAAACAGTCAGACGTTCAAGAACAAGCCCTCGGTCAAAGAGCCGAAACCCAAGATGGTCGTATCTTTCGATACGCTCAAATAGGTGAAGCAATTACTATCGGTGCAGTTTGTGTGTCAGCTGCTATTGATGCAACCTTAGTTAATTGTGCAGTCACTGCCACCGCTGCTATTGGTGCTACATCAGTTTCTTTCACTAACGCTGCTACGACAGCTACCGCCAATGAATATGCAGAAGGCTTTGCGATTGTCTCTTACGGAACTGGATTAGGACAATGTCTCAAAGTTGCCTCTCACGCTGCTTGGACATCAGGTGGAGCGTCAACTGTTACACTAGAAGACCCATTGACCATTGCCCTTGATACTACGTCTAAGATTGAGTTTACCCATAATCCTTGGCACGGTGCCATGATGACCGCTTCTCTCGTTACGAAACCAGTTGGTGGAGCTCTAAGAGCATTCACTTCAGGATATTACGGATGGCTACAAACCAGAGGTATTTTCCCAGGTATCGCAGACGGAACAATCACCGCAGGATATCAGTTACAGGTAGATGGTTCAACTGCTGGAGATGTCGAGCTAGTTGGTACTGCTACACAGCAATACATTATTGGTAACGCTATTAAAGCAACCGCTAGTGGATATCACCACCCAATCTGGTTGGCGATTGACTAACCTTTATTCAGCCTCTCAGAAAGTCGGGAGGCTGGCTTAAGGGTTAAACCTTAAATTATTAAATCGCTCTTGACCTCGGCAGAAACGGGGGAGAGAACAACAAAAAGGATAAAATATGCCAAAAGTAAAGAAAGAAAAAAAGGTAGAAGTTGTTGGTTTTTATAAAGGATACGATATGCGATGGCTCAAAAATGAACCAGAACATCCCGATTATTATTTAGTGGCTGAATTCGAAGCCTTAAAGAAAGAAAAATAAAATGCTTAAAGCAAGAAATTACATTCCAGCTCTCAAATACGGAGCTAAAATTATGCCCGAAGATATCGCTGGTATGGTTGGTCTTCCATCGGTAGGAAATATTTACTATGTTGATCCAGGAGTTTCAGTTAGTGGTAGTGGAGCTTCACAAGACGATGCTTTTAAAACACTAGCAGAGGCTTACGATGTGTTAGTAGCGGATAATGACGATGTGGTTATTATTGCTCCCTCTAGCTCAACTGGTAGAACCTCAGAGGTAGCTTCAATTACTTGGGCAAAACGCAGAACTCATATTATCGGTAATGGCCCTCTCCGCAAAGGTTGGAACAGAGCAGGTGTATCGTTTGCTTCGACGGCGACTACTCCTAGCTTTACAGTTTCCGCAACCAACTGTTCGTTTACCAATTTTATGTTCTACCAACCAAACGATATCAACGTCATGGTAAATATTACAGCTGCTTATAATACCTTTAACTACGTTCATTTCGCAGGTATTGCCAATGAGACCACAGGAGACGATACTGCTGCCAGGTGTGTAGTTATCACTGATGTAGACGACACCCAGTTCAATAACTGTATGTTTGGAATTGATACGGTTCTAAACTCGGCAGCTAATGCTATTGTAGAGCAGATTGGAAACACCGCTTGTGCCAGAACTCAATATAACAATTGTATTTGGAGTGTCTGTTGTGATAATGCTGGGCCAAGATTTGTCTTGTTTACAGGTGCTTACTCGTCAGAAATTTATACTTTGTTCTCCAACTGTCTATTCCTGAATACCAGAGGTGGAACTACAACAATGACTGTAGGAATGACTCTTCCTGCTGCTGTCAATGGTAGAGTTATTAACGATAACTCATGGTGGTTGGGTGCTACTGACCTTGTAGATGTTGTCACTAACCTCTACACAAATTGTGTCACTCCTGATACTAACGACCAAGGTGTTCTCGCTGTACACGCTAATAGTTAGTTTTTTACCCAGCCTCAACCCCCTTGAGGCTGGGATAAAAAACTAAATTACTAACTAAATAAATAATGGCAACAATAAGCTCAACTTTTTATAGAGATGCAAATAGAGTTCCGATTTGGACTGATGGAATTATTACCAAAAAATCAGTAACTTTTGCTGGTGCTACGACCGATGCTTGGGGTAATGACGGTGGAGCTTTAGACGGAGGAGTATTATTTACCGTTACAGGATTAATTAAATGTAAACTGATAGCTGTTTGTACTACTGACTGTACTGGAGCTGGATCAACTGATGAAGTGGGAATTACGGGTGCAACTGCCATATTCATGCCAATAACGACAATGACGGCTCTTGATACAGGTGAAATTTGGTTAAACAATGCAACCCCTGCTACTTACTACATTTCAGGAGAACAACAAGCTGCTGCTGATAACTTACCTGAATATGTTTTAAATGGGAATGATATTATTATGACTACAAAGACAGCAAATACCGAGGCTGGTGTCGTTGATTTCTATCTTATTTGGACTCCTTTGAGTGCTGATGCATCAGTTGAGGCTTCTGCCTCCTAGAAGCCGTTTTAGGGGTATTGTAGTATAATAAGATATGGTCGATATTAAATATATTAAGCGAGACGAAACCCCAAAATCCCTTTTTAATCCCCTTTCTGATACTTTTGTTACTAAACTTCGTGGTGATGATAATATAGAGGTTGAATATTCTCTACCAGGGATGGAAATATCAACTTTTCCCGCATATTTAGCTGAAAGAATTAAGGTTGATCTAATGACAGCTATTTGTAATCAACGCAATTCAGGTTTTATGACCGAAGATGAGAAAAATAAATTAATTGCCGAAGTTGAAGTTAAGATATGAATACGCTTAGTGAAAGGCTTGAAGGTTTTGTAAGAGAAATTGAGGCTTTAATCGATAAAACAGATGAATTAAAGAAAGAAGAACAGCGTTTAATTGATTTTGATTTTAAATTAAGAGAAAGAGAAAAGAAATTAATATCAATGTTAGAAGATATTAACAAAAAAAAGCTAGATGTTGACCAACAAAAGGCTTATGTAGATAAAATTAACGAACAATTTACCAAAAAAGAAGAAAATATAACAAAATTAAATGATGATTTGAAAATTAGAGAGACTAAATGTTTTGAAAAAGAAAAAGAGGTTACAGATAGGGAAAATAAACTCGATGAACGGATTAAAAACATGGTGAATTTAGAACAAAAAGAAATTGAGTTAAAAAAGCGAGAAGCAATGATCGAAAAAGAGATTGAAATAGACCGTCAACGCAAGGAAATACTTTCAAACAAAGAAAAACAATTGATAGATAAAGAGACCAGACTAAGAAGGTTGAGTGGGGATTAGTGGTAAAATAGGATAATGGATATTGCCAAAAGAGATGAGAATAGAGTAACTTCACTTCTGGGTGTAGATCATGTTTCTTACACCGTACCCACGACAGTTGGTGTTAATAGTAATACTCATGCAGTTTTAGTAGAGGGTCAAGAAGTAGTACCAACCGACTCATCATTAAATAATCCATCTGCTGTTTTAGGCTATGATGCTCAAGGTAATCTTGAAACAATTACTCAAACTATTGGTGTTGATCAGTATAGAAAAACTTTAATTTATGATGGTACAGGAAATTTAACTGATATATCAAAATGGATCAAACTATGATAGAACACGAACCACAAATTAAAGAGGATACGATTAAGGTAATGCCTGACAAAGAAACCCTTGAGGCTTTTATGGAGGGTATGCACGGTGATGTTAAAGTTGTCTTTAATTCAAAAACAGGTGAGTTTGAATGGTTAATTCCTAGAGATTATGTAAAGCCATTGGAATAATATGGCAACCTATACCATCCAACCAGACGAAACAGCAGGTAAAGACTGTATGCTTTCCCAGATAAATGGGACAAGCAATTACGGAGATACAGATTATTGGCAGATAGGTTTTAGACCTGCGAATAGTGATGTTTACAGAACGCTAATACAATTTGCATTAAGCACCTATGCTGGATACACATTAACATCAGCCACACTATCTCTGTATAGGGCTGGTGTCAATGAAGGTGGAGGTGCTGACCAAACATTTGAGGTTCACCGTGTAACCGAAGATTGGACAGAATCAACTGTAACTTATAACACCCAACCAGCATTTAGTGGAACAGTTAGCGCTTCACTAGCAGTTACGTCAAACGATGCTAAGTGGCACGATTACGATGTAACAACATTGGTTCAAAGTTGGTTAAGTGGAACAAATACCAATTATGGTATGGTTCTAAAATCTAGTGATGAGTCGACGGGTAGTTCCAATTATGGATGGATGTCTCACTATTCAGGAGATACATCTTTAAGACCAAAACTTGTTCTTGTTGTATCACAATCACCTTCCAATAGTCCCTCGGTATCACCCAGTCTATCACCATCATCTTCTATTTCACCTTCTTTAAGTCCATCAAGTTCAAAGAGTCCGAGTAATAGTCCAAGTCTGTCTCCTTCATCGAGTCGTTCTCCCTCAAACAGTCCTAGTAATTCACCTTCGAGATCTCCATCATCCTCTATTAGTCCTTCTAACTCTCCTTCCAACTCTCCGAGTATAAGTCCAAGTTCCTCCATATCTCCTAGTATTTCTCCATCAGTTAGCCCTTCAATATCACCATCAATTTCTCCAAGTTTAAGTCCATCTTCTTCGGTTAGTCCATCACTTTCTCCTTCTTCGAGCATTTCCCCCAGTATCTCTCCTAGTGTCAGCCCATCTGTTTCTCCTTCAAGTTCTATCAGCCCCTCTGAGAGTCCTTCTGTTTCACCCAGTGTTTCCCCTTCAAGCTCCGTTAGTCCTTCCATCTCACCCTCACTTTCACCATCTTCTAGTAATTCTTCATCTATAAGTCCCTCGGTCTCCCCGAGTATTAGTCCTTCAACTTCCGTCAGTCCTTCTCAATCTCCATCTAATAGTCCGTCACTGTCTCCGAGTACCTCAGTAAGCCCATCTATTTCTCCATCAGAAAGTCCATCACTATCTCCATCAGCTTCTCAGTCTCCAAGTCTATCACCAAGCTCTTCTATCTCCCCTAGTCTTTCTCCTAGTAGTTCAGCTTCACCATCACTTAGTCCTTCTTCTTCCGCATCACCTTCGTTAAGTCCTAGTAGCAGTGTCAGTCCCTCATTGTCTCCAAGTGCTTCTATTAGTCCCTCGAGTTCACAATCACCATCTATATCACCGTCTAGTTCTATATCACCATCATTATCTCCTTCCGCTTCGGTATCACCATCAGCACCACCAATAATAGCTGATGTTTCTTATATAATAGACTTAGGAGGAGGAATTGGTTATTTAATTTAAAATATGGATTTAATCATTGTTAACGGAAGAATAGCCAGGACTCACAGAGATAATGTTTTTACTGGAGTAAATACTTTTGCGGGTTTAAAATACGCAGTCGTTGTAAAAAATACAAATTATACCTTGACTGATTTAGATTGTGTTGTCGTGTTTACAGCTACAGCATCAGCCACACTTCCTCTAGCTACTGGTAGTGGACAAATTTACTACATTAAAAATGTAGGCACTGGAACAGTAACAATTACTCGAAGTGGAAGTAATACGATTGATAACGAAACCACTCAACCAATTAGTCAGTGGGAGTCTGTTACTCTGGTTGATTATTTATCTGGAAAGTGGATTATTATTTAATTTTTTAAATGTCATATTTCAAACACATACAACAAGATGTTCAAGCAAGTAGTGGTAATTCATCTACAACCAATCTATCGGTTAGCAATACCTATACCTTTACTGGGACTTCCACCTCGACTTTAGGGGTAGCTGGTATTCAAGTATCACTATTTGCCGATAAAAACTGTCAAGTAAATGTCCAACAATCACCCGATGGAACGAATTGGGACATTGATGACAACTACCATTACAAAGCCAATGAAGATTTTGGTATTACAGTACAAGCTGTTTCTAGTTATGTTAGGGTTCATGTCTTTACCAATAACGAGACTACAACGGTATTCAGACTCCAAACTGCCCTATGTCCGATTGTAGAAGCCGTCCCTCGTTCATTAGATCCTAATGGAAACTTTAAGGTAGCGATGGGAACCGATAACTATGGATTTGGTGCTGAAAATACCCCAATGGGCGAGCAACGAATGGTAGAACCAACCAGATTAATAGGGGCTTCGTTTGAAGGAACAACTATTGATGCAAATAACTGGACTACTACGGCTTCAGGAACTGCAGCTGCCATCGCTCAAGCCAACGCACAATTACTTTTGACATCGGGAACAGCTAATGCCGCTACTGTAACAGCTTTTACAGTACGTAGGGCAAGGTATGTTGGGGGTAGTGGAATGAGATACAGAGCCGTAGTGCAAGTAAGTGCTGGACTTGCGAATAATAAGCGAAGATGGGGAATTGGATATGGAGCTTCTATGCCAACAGTAACAGACGGAGCGTGGTTTCAGTTTGATGGAACTGAATTTGCTGTCGTTACTTGTAAAGGAACATCAGAAACAAAAGTTGCTTCGTTCAATGGAAACCTGGGTGCAACCTATGACCCAGGAACTGGAGTAAAAACCTATGAGATTTACTGGACTAACTCTAAGGTATACTTTGTAATCGGGGATGAGATTTTACACACTGTAAGTGCTTCAAGTGCAACATGGTCGGCTACGATGTCATTTCATGCGTTTATGGACTCATTAAACGCAGATGTTATTGCTGAAAGCACAACCCTTGCTGTACGCACAGCCACGATTTATAGACTAGGAAAATTACAAACCCAACCAATGAGTTATTACCACGCATCAGGAACTACTACTGGAGTAAATCTAAAAATAGGTGTTGGTAACTTACACAGTATTATTTTTGGAAGTGCAGCAAACAACGCAGTCATTACTCTGATTGATAACACAACAGGAAGTACGCCTGTCTTGTGGGTGTATACCGCTACAGGAGCTTTAGCTGCCCCAGTATCTATTGATTTCAAGGGTATGCCTTTCTTTACAGGATTACGCTTTGTAGTAGCAACTGGAAACGCATCATTTACGATAGTTTATGAATAAAGGTTAAGAGGTATAATTGAGGTATTAAGTAAATTGAATTTTATATATAAATGTCTAATCGATTTTGGGTTGGAGGTTCAGGAAACTGGTCAGATGATACAAACCATTGGGCTACTTCCAGTGGTGGTTCTCCTGGTGCTGGCAATCTTCCTACATCCTCAGATGATGTCTCTATAGACCCTAATTCAGGGTTTGGGAGTGGGGGAACAATAAGTATGGATGTAGATGGAGAATGTCTTAATTTTAATTCAACTACGGGACATACTTATAGTTTTGACAACGCCGAAGACATGGACCTAAATATTTACGGTTCAGCCTTATTTGAGGCAGGATTAACCTTTGAACTATCAACATCTTTTTTAATAAGGTGGAGTTCTAATAGTAGTGAAACAATAACAGTAAATGGGGCATCTCTTTGTGGTAATTATTTTCAAGGGGGTGGAACTTGGACAATACAAGATAACATAATTACCACAGGTTGGTTTTCACTAATAAATGGTACTTTCGATGCCAACGACCACAACGTAACCGCTAATAATTTCTACTTCTACGCTGACACTGGATACACACCTACAGTTATTATGGGAAGTGGAACGTGGGAAGTAACTACAGGAGCTAGTAATGCTTGGGTATTAGAAGAAAATAATTTGGAAGTTGTTACCGTAACTCCAGAAACTTCAACAATAAAAATATCTGACGGTGGAGGTTTTACTGGTGGAAACAAAACATATAACAATCTTTGGTTACAACCTAATGCAGAGGGTGCAACTATTGTTTATGGTTCAAATACTTTTAATGATTTAAAAATTGATGCTGCTCAGTCTGTATTTTTTTCTGGTGGCACTACTCAAACTGTTTCAACTTTTACAGCATTAGGAACTTCTGGAAATGAAATTTATCTATCTTGGATCCCAGATGATGTAGCACAATTTAACCTCTCTAAATCTTCAGGAATAGTAAGTTCTGATTACCTTGATATAAGCAATTCTAATGCTACAGGGGGAGCAACTTGGTATGCAGGAAGCCACTCCGTAGATACGACTAACAATGATGGGTGGTTGTTTGAGGACGCACCTAATTCGCCCAGTTTAAGCCCTTCGGCTTCATTTTCACCTTCAAGTTCTGTTAGTCCATCAAACAGTCCTTCCTTATCCCCAAGCACCTCAGTAAGCCCCAGTGTCAGCCCTAGCAACTCTCCTAGTTTGTCGCCTAGTAGTTCTGTATCTCCATCAGAGTCACCCAGCCTTAGTCCAAGTAGTAGTCAGAGTCCCTCCAATTCCCCAAGCTATTCTCCCTCTGCTAGCGAGTCTCCTTCTAACAGTCCTAGTCTTTCACCTAGTAGCAGTGTCAGTCCTAGTAACTCTCCATCACTCTCTCCATCTAGTTCCCAATCACCAAGTGTTTCACCATCAGAGTCCCCTAGTTTAAGTCCTTCTAGTTCCGTCAGTCCGTCTTTAAGTCCCTCATCCTCTCAATCTCCATCTCAAAGTCCATCTAACTCCCCAAGTTATTCACCTTCTTCATCTATTAGTCCTTCTGTTAGTCCATCATTATCCCCTAGTTCGAGTGTTTCTCCCTCTGCCAGTGAGTCACCTTCAACCTCACCTTCACCAAGTCCCATGCGAACTTACTACACTAAAGAAGGACACTTCATAACAGGTTACGATAAAGAGACATATAACGCTACTCAATATTCTAAAGATACTAAAAATAAAACGGTATATAAAAAAACATTTACTTAGTGATATAATTGTCGTTAATATGATGCATATAGCACTACCTCAAAAAGAATTAAGACTCTTAGGTTTTCAAATACAGAAGTTTGAACAAGGATACACAGTCGAACAGATTAGGATTTTAGACAAGATAGTTTCCAATATAAATAAGGCCTTAGAAGATTTTAGTGTAAAGATTAAAGATATTAAAGAAAATAAAGAGATTACTGACGAAGAAGTAACTAAATTTTTTGAAGAAGAAGGTAGTAAAATGGCTGATTTAGCCTTAGAAGATGATGAATTTCAATTTGTTATGTTGATTTGGTCAAGAATGAATACTCTTAGTGGTGATGAGTTGGTAAGGAAGTCAATCATCATTATTGACGATGCCTTAAAATCTGCTACCCAACCAGTATTTAATAAAATAATAAACTAATATGGAAAATGATGTAGATGCAGTAAATGTTTTTGGAGTACCGAAACCAAGAACTCCCCAGCAGGAAGTGTGGCATAGAGAGATGGCTAGACGTTCACTAGATATCATTCGTGTTAAAAACCCAGATAAAGAGGACTTTTTTGTTGAATGGGACCATAGATTTCATAGAGTTCCTGGTAATGCTACAGCCGATCTTCCTCGATATATCGCTACTACCTACTGTAGAGACAAGGCCACTGACATCATTAATAAGATGAACCAGAAACTACACGATGAGTTCATTGAAGCCAGACGTAAAAAAGGACTCCCAGAGTATACTGACAAAAATGTCGAGAATAACGAGACTTACATGACTCAAACTTTTCCCAAAGGAAATGATAGGGTCTTACTTACTAAGATTTATGGTCAGCTATGGGTAGGATTGGTAACTGAGTTTGGTAAAGACGAACCGACTATGAATAATAACGCTAGACAAGGAGAGGTAGATTTAACCCCTCTTGAACAAAAGATTTTAATGGATTTGGAAAACCGTAAGGTAGATTTAGCAGACGACCCTCAAAAGGAAGTTAAAGAAGAACCAGTATTCGGAACATTTGATAAGGAAGAAGTATTAGAAGAAACTAAGAAAAATGATAAGAAATAAAGTTGGAGAATATTTTGGTGTCCCAATGGGAGAGGTAAAAACTCCTATTTATATGGCTAATATGAACGAAGCGGGTAAAATTACCGCCAGATCACTATTAGATTTAATGACCATTATTATTGAAGATATTGACGAATTGCAAAATAAAGAAGAAACAGTAAGTATTCTTGATTGGAAGAATGATAAAAACAGTAAAGAACTGGTTGATCCGATGTTAACAAGTATTCAAAAAGAAGTAAGTGAGACAATTGGTAGTTCTTTAGATAAACCAGAAAAACCCAAAAAGTGATAAAATATATCCATACTGGCATATAGCCTCACACTAGTGGGGCTTTTTGTTATCAATCTATAAAGCATATTCGACTAACTTACCAAGACATCAAACAAGCACATTTGAGAAATATCGGGAAAAGCGGTAGTACGGATACCGATATTCTTAACGATTTTAAGTATAACTTAGGTCAGAGATACCAACTTATTCTCTCTCGTCTTTCTTCATATATTAACCAAGAGAAACAAACAGCCACGACAGTAGCTTCACAACAATATTATGGTTATCCAGTTGGTGTTGTTAGCCTTGATAATGTTTCGATTACTATTGGATCAATGACTTATACTCTCTCACCTATTTATGATCAAATTACCTGGAACCAGTTTAATGCCCTTACCTTTCAGCCTTCTGCCATTCCTCACTTCTACTTTCCTCGCAAAGACGATTTTGGGATTTGGCCTATCCCTCAAGCTGCATATACAATCAACTTTTATGCCTTCCAAAGAGATAGAAATTTATTAGTTGATGATTACACTACAGGAACAGCTACTTTAACAGCAGGTTCAGCGGTATTAACAGGCAATTCCACCACCTTTACTCCAGCAATGGTAGGTAGATGGTTTACAGTAACGGACACAGCTACTCCAGGGCAAGGATATTGGTATAGAGTGTCTTCTTATACTTCGGCTACTGAATTATCCCTAAATATGCCTTGGGCGGGTTCTAACGCCACTACAGTGGCTTACAGAATAGGAGAAAGTCCAGAGATACCCGAAGAAGCACACATTTTATTACCTGATGGTACAGCTGCCGATTTCTATTCAGGAATGAGAAATGATGTTACTAAAGCTACTTGGTGGAACAATAAATTCTTTACTGGAGATGGAAATAATAGTAATCGTAAAATAGGTGACAATACTATCATGGGAGGATTAATTGGTCTTGTAAATAAATACGAAGCGAGAGATGATAGAAGATTAATCCTTAAAAACAACAGGCCATTAAGTCCGTATTTTAAAGTATGGGCAACTACTTTAAGTTAAAATGAAAGTACCTAAATTATTTGATCGCTTCATTGGAGGAATTTCTGATTTCAGGCACGAAAACATGGTTGCTGATGCCTATTATTTTGGACGTTCAGTTGATGTTCGTTCTGAACCTCATCATGTAGGAGTTTTACCCAGAACAATTAAAGAGTCTGGTACTGTTATTACCGATCTTCCTAAATGGGGAGAAGTATATCAAGCTACAATGGATGTCTATTTTTATGGTAATACAGGAAATATATATAAAAGGACTTCGGCACGCTCATACTCACTTTTGCGTTCAGTAGCTAACTCTCATGGAAATGGACTTGTCTACTCAGCCGAGGACGATTTCCTTTACTACCCAACAGATAAATACATAGGTAGATATGGCCCACTATCAGGAACGGCTACTTTTGTAGATGATTTCTTTGGTTCACAAGGAGGAGTGCCACTTAATACCAATTCCTTAGACTTGGAAGCCTCATCTTCTCAGTATGCTTCAAGAGCAGATACCGCCTCACTTTCAATTACAGGAGACCTTAGTATTGACTGTCAGATTAAACCTGAAAGTCTACCTGCTAACGGTGCAACAATGACCCTAGTGTCAAAGTGGACGGAAAATGGTAATTTAAGGTCGTATAAATTCGGAATAGGAACGGTATCAAACTACTTCGGAGATGGGTCAGATGGAGCTTTAACTATTGCTGCCGATACTACAGAAGCCCCCATTGACTCAGCCTGTACGGGAACTGTCGGAACTTACGCCTTAACTGCGACTAATACTAGCTTTGCCGCAAATCAGATAATTTTAATTCACCAAACTCAAGGAACTGGAGCTGGAACTTGGCAAAAGAATACTATTTCTTCTTATACCGCAGGAACAATTAATACTCTTTATCCTTTAAATGCTACATATTCAACTGGTGCTCAAGTGAGAGTCTTAAAGCAATACACTAATGTAACTATAAATTCGGGTAAAACTTATACTGCTAAAGCTTGGAATGGAACGGTAGGTGGAATTATTGGATGGATTGCTAATGGAACAACAACTATTACAGGAACAGTAAGTTCTAAAGGTAAGGGATTTAGGGGTGGAATTGCTGGGTATACAGGTTCAACACATAAAGGAGTCCAAGGTGAAAGTTCTATTGGAACTGGGTCAGAAAGTTATTCTGCTAATGGATCAGGTGGCGGTGGAGGTGGAGGAACTACTGATGGTGGAGCTGGCGGAGGTGGAGGATCACACTCTACAGTTGGATTTACTGCTCCTAATAGAACTAATGCTGGAGGAACTACTGGAGGATCTGGTGCTATTTTAATTATTGGAAACGCAGAATTAACTACTTTAAATTTTGGTGGAGCTGGTGGAGGTGGAGGTGCTGATGACTCTACAAGTAACCCTGGTCCTGCTATTGGGGGAAATGGAGGAGGGGCAGTTGTTATCTTCTCGAATATAACAATACTTTCTGGTTTGATAACATCTGATGGAAATGATGGTATTAACAATGATGGAACCTCAGATTGTCAAGGTGGGGGTGGTGCTGGTGGCTCTGTTTTAATAAAGTCAATTACAGCTACACTCGGAACAAATCTTATAACTGTAGCTGGTGGCTTTGGTGGAAGAACAGATTGGGATCAGGGGGGTCCAGGTGGTTATGCTGGAACAGGAAGAATAAACATTGATTATTTTACTTCATATACTGGTTCAACAACCCCTACACTTAATTCGGTACAAGATAATAATTTAGGAATTGCTAATGGATATTCTCTTTTTCTGTCTGTTTCTTCTAATGGTACAAATGTAGAAACATTAACTAGACCGTGTAATTTAATATTGTCTAAATGGCAACAAGTAGGAGTCTCTTGGGATGCCTCAGCTTCTACAGCAACATTTTATCTTAATGCAATTTCTCTAGGAACAGCAACAGGCACTTTAACTGCAATTAGCGATAATGCCTCAGTATTTAACATAGGAATGGATTTAGACGGTTCAAGTGCTGCCCAACATTTTTATGACGGTCTAATAGACGAAACAAGGGTATACAACACTATTCTTTCAGCTGATGACTTCCTATATGGAATTAATACTCAAATTCCTGTCAATTCTGTAGGATTACAAGGATATTGGAAGTTTAACGGAGATTACACAGACTCAACGGCTAATGCTAATAATTTAACCGCTTCAGGTACTCCTGTATTTAGTATTGACGTTCCCTATCCATCTCCTACTACTCGGTTAGATATTGATTTGACAGCTACAACTACAGGAAATACCTACACCACTCCTCTAGCAATTTCCGAAGCAGCAGGGGATAGATTAACGATTACTCCTACAAAAGACCCTCAAAAATCAGTCGCTTTCTTAATTGCGGCAGTAGGTACTGGTAACTGGACAGTAACCGTACATGATACATTTAATAACGTAATTGCGACCTCTACAGTAGTTAATGCTCTATTACATACTGGATATTACGAATTTGTTTATTCAAGTGTTTGGCGACCTTTAACTAATTTTACTAACGAATATCATTTTCATATTACTTCTACCGTAGCAGATGGAACAGTTACTTGCACCACGGCTTCAAATTTAACTACCGTTTCATATCGGACATATTTTCAATTCTTAATCGAAGATACAGAGTGGCATCCAGCTGCTAGATTTCTTAATTTTTTAGTCTTTGGTAATGAAAGATATTTAGCCAAGTATGAAGCTCCGTTATATGAACCTAATAAAATAGTTTTTGGAGCAGGTTGGAGAGTGAGGTGTTTTTCTTATTGGCAAGAATATTTAGCCATAGGATGTATGAAGGGATCGAATATTTATGATTTCGATCAAGGAAGGGTTTATTTTTGGGATGGTTATTCTCCTACATTCAATTTCTATATTGATGTTCCCGAAGGGGGTATTAACGCTCTTTTAGGTACTCGTGGTTCACTTTATATTTGGGCTGGATATCATGCAGATTTACTATCGTATACGGGAGGTTCTCAAGCTAAAAAACTTAAAGAAGTACCCTTATTGCTTCCTCAAGATTATGCCGAGGTTTATCCTGGGGCAGTTGCTATGTGGATGGCTAATCCCAGATATGGTTTGGCAGGTAACTCAAATTCAGCAGAAATCCAAAAAGGAGTCTATACCTGGGGTTCAACTAATTATAGATATGAGGATATTCTTACCTACGATTACCCAATTTCTACTTCATCTCTAAGTGGAGATAATTTAAAAATAGGTATGATTTTACCTGTTAATCAAGAACTTTTAATTGGTTGGCAAGATGGAGTAGCTTATGGAATGGATTATGTAAACGTCGCTAATGATCCATATCCAACAGCGACAATTGAAATGTTAATTGAAGACTTAGATGTTCCTTATAAACAAAAGGAAGCCGTCTTGCTCGTTGCCAATTTTGACTCACTAAGTTCAGGATGTAGTGTACAAGTTAAATACATGAATGACGAGACAGATACTGCTTTTCATACTAATCCCGACTCGCCAGTCGCAGGGGATACACTAACTAGAATGAATATTAGTGCTGGTCGTTACAATCATATTATGGTAGCTATGGATTTAATCTCATCAGGGGCTAATCATCCAACAGTTAAAAGTTTTGTTCTTATGAGTGACAATTTAGAAACCGAAGATGTAACAGGATGATAACAGAAGAAGAAATAACTAAAATTAAAGATGAGTTTAAAAGATTAAATGATCGAGTAGAGTTTTTGGAGTCAAAAAGGCTGACACAACAAGATTTTCTCCCAGACGTAGTAAAAATGCGAATGATTGGTGAAGGAGTACGATATATCAGAAGTGGATTAGAAGCAGACCTTCCTATTGCTGAGTCTCCCATGCAAGGAAGTTCCGTTTATTGGGCGACAGATACAGGTAAACTTTACATTTATGACGGATCAGCATGGTTATCAACTACCCTATCATGAAGTGCTATAATTATCACAGGCTATATATGTCACCTAAAGGGTGGCTATTTTATTAAAAAAATATGACAGAACCTAATCTCAACGAACTCACGGATACAACAGCAAGACAGAAAGCAGCAACTCAAGAACTTTTAACTGGTCAAAACGCTCTTTCGTCTGACTTTTTAAAACGATATACAGGAGCGATTGGTAGTCAGGAAACTTCTAGTGCTATGGCTGAAAGGTTAGGAAAAGAATTGGGTATTCCTACCCTTCAAGCTAATGCCACTATGCTTAGGAATACCATGACTAATCTTCCGAGTACCTACAGTAAAGCCATGACAGGATTTGATGTAAATGCCAATCAGTTAGCCCGTGTAATAGGTCAAAAAAGCTCTGAACTAGCTCCAGCACTAACTACAGCAGAAAGTTCTTTAAGTACCGCACAAGGCAATCTAGGGACTCGTATGGGGTATGAAACTGCTGACCAAGCCAAACAACTACTTCCATATTCTGTAGAACAATCTCAATTAAATGACAGATTAGCTCGTGAAACAACTTTATATACCCAGGATAACACTAACGAATTAAATGCCCTAATTCAAAAAATAAATGCTGGTGTGACTTTGAGTGAGGGGGAGAAAAATAGAGCACAACAACTTGCTATATCTGAGAAAAATTACGAGTTAGAAAAAAAGAAACTAGACCAAAATCAAAATCAATTTAATAGTACCCAAGCAGGTAGAGCACCAGTCAGTACTACGTCGGGTGACTGGATGTATGACTCTACTAGCGGTCAGTGGGTTCCAATATATGATTAAATGAGATACTATAGTCGCAGTCTAGGACAATTTGTAGAAGGAGAACCACCCGCAAAATCTGGTGTATCTGGTTATATAAATCCAGTAACTTCTACTGACAATATATCAAATAATATCACCACGTCAGTTGCTCAAAAACCAATAGTTACACCCAGTACGCAACAATATATTCAAAATAATACTTCAACTATTACCGACCCTGAAGAAGAAGTAAGAACAAGTTTACCACAATCATTTACTGAAAAAGTTGGTCAGGGAGTGTTTAATTTTGGTAAAGCTGTTTTGACTCCATTTGTAAACACTGCTAGAAATATCATTGGGACTCCGATTGCTTTAGCAGCTTTAACCGAAAAAGGAAAAGATAAGGGTGTTATTGAAAAACTAGCAGAAGCTGTCTTGCCACCAATAGCCTCACAAGACACAAAGAAAAACCTAGTCAAACAGATTCAGGACAGTGCAAATGTTGCTTCTTATTCAATTCCGTTTGGTAAAGGTACAAATGTAGCAACTAAAACATTACTCCCAGGTGCGGGTGTTGGTGCTACACAATCATTTTCACAAACAGATTTATCTAAACCTAAAACAGCAGCAAAAGAAATTTTAGGTGGAGCTGTAATGGGTGCAGGAACAGCTGGATTATTAGAAGGTTTAGGTTTCCTCAAAAAATTAGGAGGGAAAAGCCTTGAAAAATCTGGTGAAAAAATAATGAACCAGGTTTTTAAAGAACCGATTAAAGCAACTAAAGCTGGAGTTAAAACGGGAGAAACATTAGGTCAAAAAGCTTTAGCAAAGGGAGAATTTGGAAGTACAGAAAAAATATATGCTGGAGCGTTAAATAAATCTCAAGAGTTAGAAAGTAAACTAGAACAGGAATTGGTTAATAGTAATGGAGTTGTGAAT